CAATCTATTAATATTTTTATTAATTTGATATTTCCTTGTGCAGATGCCCATCTTAATGCAAGAGAGTTAGCTTCTCTAAAATTTAAACTTTCTTTTTTTATTTTTATAAGAAGATTAGCATATTTATATTGTTTTCTTTGTATAAGAAGACATAACAACGCATAATAACTTGTAGCATTTAAAAACTTATAATTTTCTGTAAATTCTTTACCATTGTTAGTTTTTTTAAACCACTCAGTTATCTTATGCATCAATCCAATACCCATATCTTGTATAGGATCGCTTTCTTTAGTAAACTTTTCATTTATATGTTCTCTTACTAATTTCATAAATGTATTTTGTCCTCCAATATTTTTACAAACAGCTCTAACTTCTTTTTCTGTAAATCGTTTGGCATTTTGCGTACATATGAAAGCGCCGGTACTCATGTCATGAACAGGATCTGATTCATCTGTAAATTTTTCATCTAATCTGGGATAAAATGTTTGCAAATTATTTTTCATTGATTCTTTTATTTCTTCTATTTTTTCAATTTCTATAAATACTTGAACACTTCCGGCCGTGCGAATTACTAATTTAACAGAATTGATTTTATCACCAATAATTACATCATAATTAATATAAATTCCTTTATTATTATTACTATCTTTGATGATAATTTTCCCTGTATTATTTTCAGAATCGCCAGTTCTAATATCATATAGAGTTAAGCCTCCATTTTCTTCATATTTTATAATTTTTACATCATCTGGATTACCACTAGCTTTTCCAACATATTTAAAAAATGTTGGATTTTTTCCTAAACTTAAACTATATGCTGCAATATTTATAAATATATTATTTTCTAAAGTAGTTTGTTCAATTAAATATTTTAACATTTTTAATGCTGCATATTTTCCAAGAGCCAAATCTGTTTTATTAAATCCATCAAGAGGTTTTTCAACAGCATATATAAAAGTATCTGAAATATTATTTTTTTCTAGTAAGGAAGGTATTTCATTTCTAATTTCAATTATTTTATCTAATAATTTTAGTTTATCCCATTTTCTTTCTTCTACAGTAATATTATAATGTTGTTTTGTTGAATTTATACTATCTAAATAACTTTTTCCTTTTCCGCCTCTAGCTTGGGTTTCTTTTAAAGATATTCCTAATATAGACCTATTTTTATCTATAATATCAAGATTATTTACAAATGTAGAGTTATAAATGTGTGCTTTTTGTTCCAGATTATCTTCATTTTTTGCATCTGCCCAGATTTTTAATATTTTTTGTTTTGATTCAGGTTTTATAAGAATTATATCCATGGGATTCCATTTATCAGACTTTAAAAATTTTAAATCTTTTGCAGCTCTAAATTTAAGATCGGAAAAAAAACTATCTTTATGTATTTCCCATGAACTATATAGACTTTCTTTTAATTTATTTGCAATAGACATTGCGTTAAATATATCATTAAGAAAACTAATATTAAAATTATTGGATTCTCCTTCAAGTGCATCTAATATTTGCGTTACATTTTTAATTTCTAGTCCTTTAATATCATTGATTTCGATATCTTTTTTTATTTTTTCAACTAATTCAAAATATTTAGTTTCTTTTTGTGATGGACTTTTTTTACTAAATGCTGCATAAGATTCTAGTGTATTAAAAAAATAAACTACCATACCTTCTTTAAAAGCTGCAAGGGTTTGTGTTAGTTTTTCTCCAGGTAAAGCACCTGAAAATTTTACTTTAAATAATTCACCATCTAAATTAAAACAAAGTGTTGGATATTTATCTGAAATTCCGCCAGCAGCTTTTCCCGGAGGAAGAATTTTTATAGAATTTATATCTATGTTTAAATTATAATCATTTATAACAGTCTTAACATCTTCCACTAATTCATCAGTACTAACTTTAATTCTATTTAATATTCTTCTTCCATTAATAAAATGATATTTAATTGAGAATTTTTTTTCAAGTTCTTTAAGAAGAAATACATTGCCCGCGCCTTTATTATATAAACGTTTTGTTATATTAAGGTTTTTTTCATCTTCCAATAATAATTTTGGATAAAAGGACATACTTTAATTTTATTTTATATATTTAAAAAAATTAAAATGAAAAATCCCGGTATAACCAGGATTTTAAAAATATTTAAATAGTGAGGGTGTATACTTTAATTATTCTGTATCAGTTGTCATTGATAATACACAAGTAGTATCACTATCTTTTGATTTAAAAACTAAACGATCTTCTCCTAATTCAACATTATAGTTTTCAACGTCAATATTTGAGTATTGTTCTTTAAACACACTTAAAGAAGTTGAAACTTTTTCAATTTTACAAATTGTTAAATCAAATGTTTTTCCTGAAACAAAAACTTCATTATCTTTAAATTTAAATTCTATAAATTTATGATCACTATCAAGAGTACATAATGAATTTATTTTTTCAATATTAGATTTTGTTAATTCAAAAGAACCTAATACATCAACTGTAGCAATTGAATTCTTAAACAAATCATCCGTTATATACTTAAAGATATTAAGTGATGTACAATCAACAGACATTTTAAGATTTTTATTTCGTAAAAGAATCGATTCACCTGCATATTGTACATTTGAATCATCGCCTACTAAATCTTGATAATTTACTGTTATAGTAAATTCCATATCATTAAATTGATCAATTACTTTAATTAAACGGGGTATATTAAAAATACCTATTTTTATTCGTTTAGGATCTTTATTTAATTTTGTAGTTAGACCTGCATCATCAAATTTTATTGTACTCATTTTTACAACGCTACGTTCTTCGTTATAAGTTTTAGAAATAAAAGTGGATGATTTTTCATCTATTTCTAAAAGTAATGAATTGTCTATAGAAGCGAATCTTCTAAGCCAATTCGTAAATGCTTTTACATTTTTTGCTGTAAATTCGATAGTTTTTTTGCTGCTTGCCATGATTTTTTAATTTGGTGTAAACTGATTTGTATTTTTTATAGATGAGAATAAGTAAAGTTTTAAGTTTTTACTTATTTTTTATTTGTGGTTTTATTCAACCAACAATTTAATATGAAGTCTTTGGCACTAGGGTATTGGTTATAATAATACATATTTATCATACTTTTATATTCTTCTTTTGACACCCCCAAATATACTCGTATATTATTATATCTTTTTGTTTTTTTATGCCATACTATATATCCGAATATGCCTAAAATTGCTAATACGAAAACATAAATAAAACTAGGAATAAGTTTATAAGGTTTAGAAAAGTTTAATAAATGAAATAAAAATTGTACTATAAAGGGAAATATTAAAAATAAAGATATTATTGCAATAGTTATCTTATTATCATATATGCTGATAATAGAAACATATTTTATAAAAAACATTTCAATTTTTGAAGGAGGAAATTTTCTATAAGCTATTTCAAATTCTTCTTTTGTTATCATTTTTAAATAAATACATATTTGTATATTTATTCTTCGCTTTCGGGATTTTTTTCATCTTTTTCATCATAAACATCTTGACCATCCCAAATCAATATTCCATCCTTATTTTCTACGATATCATCAGTATCAAATAAATTTACTATATTCTTTTTAGAACCTACACCGCGAGTAAGAGTAGGATCTACATATTTTTCAAATATTTTTTGAGTTTCTTTCAATTCTTTTTCTTTTTCTTTTAAATCTCTTTTTAATCCAGCAATTAATCCCGTAGTTGCAAAGAGTTCATCTGTAGTAAATTTCTTTGAAGTTAATCTTTCAAGTCTTTCTATTATTTCCTTATCATAAGATTTTAACCATTTATCAATTTCATTTACACTTCGTTGTTTTTGTAACACAAAACTTATAAATAATTCTTTGGCGTAATTAAATTTAAGTTCAAAAGATAATTTATTTCTTTCATATTCATTATTTTTTAATTTTAAACGAACTACTTGCCATTTATAATCTTCAAGATATTGTTCAATCGAATCATATGTAAGTACTTGACTATCTTTTATAAATACGGGATTTTCAGTAACAATGATTGAAAATGTTTTGTGAATATATTTTAATAATTCATCCCATTCTTCTTTTCCTTTACCAGTATATATTATATCTATATTTACTTTTGTTTTTGAATTATTAATTATACGTATATTACTTTCAAATTTGTTAAAAAGATAATCCAATTTTTTAAGTACTGCCATATACTTAAGAACTGGTGGAATTTCTCTAATCATTATTTTTTTGCCTTCTACCGTTACATTAGAAGATATTAGCCACGCTTTATCAATACTATTATATTTTTCTATTGTTCCGTTAAATCCTTCAAAATATGGTTTAACGCTTTTACGTTTACCTTCTAAAAATTCTTGAATATCTTTTAATTTTCTTGGAAGAACTGTAGTTTTGTATCCTACAGCAATACCAACTATGGGTGTTACAAGGCCAATAGGTATATCCATCCAAAACGGATCGTAGGGCCCATCAGGTTCCCTTGTCGTAAGGTGATTATATTTATTAAGGATTCCATTAGCAATGGTAGAAAGTTTAACAGAAGTGTATCTAGCGGCAGCAGGTGAAGGCGATACTTCCGTTCCAAAAAATCCATATCCTTCTAATATTTGTAGAGCATTACCAAACGGCCTAGCAAGTTTTGAAATCGCTCCTTGCAAAGAACTATTATGAACAATTATATTAGAATTACTGATAGAAAAATTATGATAGTTATCTACAGATATATCATAAAATTTTTCTTTATAATCCAATTTAACTGTTTTTATTGTTTTTATTTTCATTTATAAAATTTTGATAATCATTCGTTAATTTACTCAAAGATATAGAACATTTAATTCCTTTTGAAGAATTTACCGAATGCGTTAATATTTCTAAATTAACTATAGAACCAATAATTTCTGGTGAAATTTTATTTTTATATCCTTCGAATGTAGAATATTTATGATCTATTGTTAATTCATTTTTATGATCTTTAAATTTATTTTCTTTTTTCCAATTATTTTTCCAATATTTTTTATGGATTCTCTCGTTATTTGCCAAACATTATATCTGTATATATCATATTCATCTGTATGTCTATCTAAACTCCATAAGCCATTATTTATAAATGTTTGTTTTATTTTTTCTTAATTTCAGGAATTTGTGATACATTTAATACATCTATATTATATTTTTCTTTAAGTGTTTGTTTGATTTTTATTTTAACATCTTCTCTTTGCCAAACATTTGTGATTCCCTCGTCATTCAATAATTTTTCTTCCCATTTTTTTCTAGAGGATGAATTTTTTGAAAAGTTATGTTCTGTTCCACAGGTTTTTTTCCAACTTTGTTTTCTTAATTCATACGCGCACTTTTTACTGCATGTTCTTGATTGCACAAAAATTTCTTTTCCACATATTTCGCAATTTTTATGATTTTTTCTACAACCACAACAATATTCTGACTCAGCATATTTTTTTATTGTGTAAAAAATTCTTCCGCAATTTTTGCATTTTCTATCCATGATGATATATTTTTTATTATATATTATCATGGATTATATAAAGATAATTAACTTAGTGTAAAAATATCATCATTTTCTTTTAGATCTTTTGCTTGTGTCCATATTCCATTTACAAAAAATGGATGATTTTTTGTGCATTTTACAATTTCTCCATTTTCAAGTTCTATTTCTAAATATTCATCTGTTTCTTGTCCTATTCTAGGAGAATGTGCAATACCTAAGATTTCATTATTATCTTCATCTTTAGATTTAACCAATAATACTGCTTCTGGATATTTTTCAAACCATTCACCTATAGTTATTTGCGTCCCATCTCCAAGATTTATTTTTGTATTATATTCAAGACAATCGCCATGATGATAGCCATCTTCTATAGATTTACCAACAACACTAAGAGTTTTATTAAATGAAGTTGGTGAATTTTTTAGTATATACCTTTGTACTGGTGTAAGAGCATCATAAAAGCTGGGAATTCCACGAGCTTCTAATACATATACTGCATAATCTCTAAATTTACTATCAATAAATTTAGATATAGGCAAGCGTACTATTTTTTCTTTTACTTTAGGTTTTGTTAAATCCTTCTTCATTTAGTTTTAAATAGTTTATAACTAAATACTACTTCAAAGGCTGGTATAACTCCTACATCAGATATATTACAGCCTACACCAAATTTACATAAAATATTTTTATTAGACTCTGGAAATAAAACAGTTTTAGCCCCAACTAAAATAATTACAGATGAAACAGTTTTATAATGTTGATAATCATAGGGTTCGATCATATAAGTATAACCTTGAGATGCTAAACCAGCAGATGCATATATATTTAATATACGTCCTACTAAATCTACATGTTCATCTCCGTATACAACTAAGCCTGCACTCCATGAATTAAGGTGATCGCCTGAAGGTGTAAGTCCTGGTCTCCAGCCTCCAACTAATGCAAATCTACTTACTTGCAATTCTATACCAGCTAATCCTCGGAGTTCTGAATCTCCAATGTTAACATCTAAAGATACTGGAACTTGAGCATGTAATGTTAAACATGTAAATAACATCATTACAATAACAATTAATCTTAATTTTTTCATAATTCTATTTTTAAATTTATTAATATATTTTATATTATATCGAAAAGACATTTAAAAGATTTAATTTTATAAATTTATTGATTAAATATCCAACAATTTAATACAAATTCAAAAACTAAAGTTGATCCCTTTGAACTAAATTCACCACCTAATCCTGCATTAACACAAAATCTATCACAATGTTCTTTAAATATGTCATTTAATCTAACTTTATAACCGGCCATAACAATGGTTGAATTTATAGATTTTACTGTACCATCTAAATCTTTGTAAGGATAACCATTAGTAGTTTCGCCAACTGTTAAATAAACACCTGACATGTACCAAGGATTACTATAAATTGATAATGCCAATCCGTATGAATTTACATGTATTTCTCCATAAGAAGAAAAGGGTATGGGTCCTATTGTATAATATCTCCAACCTGCTGAAATAGAATAATGAGAAATTTGAAATTCTGCTCCGAGATTTCCAGTAAGTTCTGAATCTCCTATTCTAAGTCCTAAAGCCATTGGGGTTTTTTCTGATGCATACGGTGAATACGAAATATTGGTCAACTGCGAGTTTGCAATTAAAGATATGCACATTAAAATAATAAAAATGCTTATTTTTTTCATTGTATTAAATTTATTTTTTTCTTTTCCATAGTATAAATATAATCAATTTTTCTGAAACTAAAAAATATTTGTTAAAGAATTTTTAAAATTTATGCATATTATATTAAATATTTAATCGTATGATTTTTTAATAGAATTAGAAAGATTGATAATTTTTTGATATTCTGCTGGCGTTAAATCATGAAATAGATAATTTATAGCATTAACTTTTTGATTATTTTTAATTACTTCATAATGTAAATGTGGTCCTGTAGATATTCCAGTATTTCCAACATACCCAATTATTTCTCCTCTTTTAATTTTTTTTCCTTGTTTAATATTGAAAGAATTAAGATGTCCATATAACGTTTTATATCCATAGCCATGATCTATAATTATTAAATTGCCGTATCCTTCAGAAGCTTTATCTATAGATTTAATAGTAAATTGAATAACGCCATCACCAGTAGAATAAATAGGAGTTCCAACTGGTGCTGTAAAATCTAATCCATAATGAAATTTTAATATGTTATAAATTGGATGAGTTCTCATTCCCCAGCCAGAAGCAACTCTTGTTAAATCTTTATTACTAATAGGTTGAATTGCAGGAATATGCATAAGCATATCTTGATGCGAATATGCAGTTGTAGTTAAACCGTATAAAGAATATGCTTCTTTTGCAAGATATTGATCAAGTTCAGAAAGTTTTTGATTTGTTGAATTAACGATTTCATAATTACTCATGCTATCGTATTCAACCCCTATTTGTTTTTTAACAATATCAGAAACATCGAAAATTGATTTGTAAATAATACTATCTTGTTCCTTTATCTGTTGAAGTACTGCTTCAGCATAAATTATTCTTTTATTTATATTATCAAATTCATTGAATAAATATGAAGTATTTTGTTTTAATTTTCTTTCTTTGGGTGTATCATAAAAGGATGAAAAAATAAAAAAAAATAAAATTGACACAATCATTAAAATAATAAAAAGAAAAAATAAAGTTTTAAATTTTAAAATATGATACCTGTTATAGGAAATAGATTCTTTGCTATATGTGTATAATTTTAAAATAATGGATTAATATTTTTTGATTTTAGTAATTGTTCATCTTTAATATTCCACTCAGGAACTTCAATATTTAGTTGTTCTTTTATCCAGGCAGAAACTATATGTCTATGACAAAATTCTCCAGATTTTTCCCAGCATAATAATACGTTGTTTTTAAACATATTATGAACTTGTTGTGCATCTAATTTTGCAAGTATTTCTTCTCTATATCTTTTTTCATATTCTTTTTTATCTATTTTTTCGGATTTTATATCATAAAAACTACTTGTAGATGGGGCTAAAGCGGGAAACTGTAATCCTGACCAATCTATTGGAGGATAAAGACAAATTGCTACACCCATATCACCAGTATAATATTTAAAATATGAAGTTTTCATTAAAATCCTATTTTTTTAGTATCAACAATTTTAGTATTGTTATCTGCTCCATAATAATAAATATCTGCCAAAGTCATGGTTTCTTTTACTTCAACATCATAACCTAATTTATTTAATAAAGCTTTTGATTTTTCAATAGAAAGTTTTTCAAATTTATAATTCATTAATAAGCGTCCTTTTCTTAAAAGGGCTTCATCTATATTTCTGATATTTGTATTAAAAGTAGCTACAATAGATATTTTTAAGCAATCAGAAAGTAACCCATCTGTTAAATTAAGAACATTACTTACAGCACTACTTCTGCCTCCTTGATTTCTTTTTTCAAGAGCAGGCTCAGCATCTTCTATAATAAGAATAGAATCATTATTTTTCATAAGAAATGGAATAAAAGCAGGATCTGTAATTGAATCCACCATATCAGGAGATATAAAAATTATATTCTTTTTAAGTTTAGATGTAAGATATCTGATGAAAAACGTATTATGACTTAATATTCCATTTGTAAAATATACTTTATTAGAATCATGATCTAATTCTAGATCGTACATATTTTCCTTTTTATTCAAATTTTCTATAGATATAATTTTTTCGGCGCCGTTTATTGTTAATATTTCATCGTTGATTTTTAAATCTTTTACAAAAATTTCAGAATTATTTTTTAATATTATTATATGATTATCTGCACATAATAATTCATGCGATTTTGTTTTTAGTAAATATACATTATATTCGATGGTTTTATGAATAGCGTTAATATCCACCCAACCATCAGGAGTTAATACCTGATAATTATTAAGTTTCTTAGATTTAATAAATTTTTTATTCATGTTGTAAAAATTTTAGACATTTTTGTATAGTATTTTTATCATCTATTTCATTTTCCCAAATAATTAAAATTTGATAATTTAATTTTTTTAATGTGTTTATTTTGAATTCATCTTTTTTCCAAATTTCTTTAGCTTTTAATATTCTAGATTTTGCTATCATTATTTCAGAATTTTCATCATAAAATAATGGATTTGCATGATAAAAATTTCCATTAAATTCAATTATTTTATTATCATAAAGCAAATCAACATAAAATCCTTTATTTTTATTATATCGTATCCATTTTTCTCTTTTACCATAAAATAACTCTGCGTTTATATATTTTTGTAATTCATTAAAAATTTTTTCTGATATTTTACTGTATCTTCTATAGAATGGATTTGTTCTTCCACCTCTTTTTTTGCAAAATATTTCAGTTCGTTCTTCACCAAATTTATCAATTAGTTGTTGTTTTGTTTTTCCTCTGCTTTTATTGATTTTTTTTCTTTCGTCTTTAGATTTAGAATAATATGTATTTTTACGCTTAATCATCATATTATATATTTTTTCATCGCTTAAATTTATAATACTACATTTATTTTTTAAATTATTAATTTTTTCTATAGCATCAATTTCTGAAAATCCCCTTTCAACCCAATATTCTTTTAAATATACATTTGCTATATTATTTTTATTTTGTTTATTACTATTGAATAATTGTTTTTCTTTTATTTTTTGTAAAGCTTCTTCTTCTGAAAACCCTTTTTTAATCCAAAATTCTTTGCACCAACAAGAATTTTCTCTATTATTTTTTTTAATATTTTCTATACATTTAATAGAATCTTCTTCTGAAAATCCTTTATTTTTCCAATATTCAATCGAATATCTTGATGTTCCCTTTTTCATAACAATACTGTTTATTTTATATATTATTATGAAATATGCTGGAACTGCCAAAACTACATCAAATCTGCAATATTAATTTCTTCTTCTTTTTTTGTTTTTTTATTTCTAATTTTAATTTTTGTATTTCCAACTACACATTTTCCTGTGCCAGCATCTCCACTTAATATAACTAAATTAGTTTTATCTTTACTATTTAGACCATTTATTATTTCTACAGATTTTTCTATAAACCCATCATTATAATTTTCTGTTAGATCAACATTTATCTTTTTAACATCAAATCCTATTTTATCAAATCCGTGTTGATTTCTATATACGATATAAATTTTATTCTTAGATACTTTAGGTTTTCTAACTCCTCTTAATAAACTTAGTAAATCATGAAATATATTATTTTCTTCTTTTTCATATGCTATATTATAATAGATTGCTCCATCATTAGGACCATCGAAATATATCAATAAATCTTTTCTAAAAGCTATTATAAATGAAGTTAATTTAGATTCATCAGAATCTTGAAATGAAATTTTACTATAGGAAGTTTCGGGAACTTTATAATTTTTAAATAATTCATTTATAAATTTATAAATATTAAATTCTTCAAATCTATAGATAGCAGGATAATACCCATTAACAATTTGAAATCTATACGCAAAATGATTTAGTTCTGAAGAATAGGAAAAAAAGCCTTCATCACTATCAGCCATTTGAGTAAATTCACTAATGTTATAAAATGTAAGATCAGTTACATCACTAAATTTCTTAGCTTTAATTTTCTTTATATCAATAGCAATATCTACTGTATCTTTTTTATTTTCAGTTGTATTGCCTTCTTCATAATCCTCAAAATTATCATATTCTATTTGCATATCACTATCTATATTAAATAATTTTTCTATAAAATTAAAATATTCTTTATCATGTTTAAACTCAGTTTTCACTTTATTTACCCTCCAACCAAACTTTCCGTTTTGCGGTGGAGTCTCCAAAAACAATTTCTAAAAATCTATTAGCACTTCTATCATCTATCATAGAAAATAATATTTTATTTTTCATTACGTTTTCCCAATCTTCTATATTTAATGATCCTAGCCCTTTAAGATAATTGACATTTGTTACTTTTGTGGTCACTATAAATTCTTCATATTCTTTAAGCGTATAAAAATACGTTCTTTCTTTTCCAATACTACAAACTACTAATGGAGTTGTTATTCTAAATAGTTTTTTACTTTCTATTATATGTGGAAACCATTTATGAAAAAAACTAACTATTAAAGAAGCTATGTGATGGCCATCTCCGTCTTCATCGCTTGCAATTATTATTCTATCATATACCGGTTGTTTATTGCTTCCGGGTTCTATTTCAAGAATACTCATTATATCTAACCATTCTGCATTACCCGTTAAATCTGATAGTTTTCTTGCATTTTTTACTTTTCCTTTAAGGGCATATACAGCATCAGATTCGGTGTCTATTACTTGTAGAAGAGAACCTTTTGCCGAAAGCCCCTCTGTAATATAAATATTGTGTTTATATTTAGAAGCTGGACTAAATTTATCAGAAATTTTACGTTTTGATTGTTTTTGTGCTTTTCTTATTTTAACAATATTTTCATTATGTAGTCTATCTTCAATAGATTTTTCAATATTTCTAGCAATTTCTGATTTACCTAAAAATTTGATTAACTTATTATAGAATGAATCTTTTAAATGTTCTTCTATTTCCCATCTGCCAGTAGCAAATTTAGTTTTATTTTGATCTGAAAATTTCATTAGTTGAGATGGAACATTAAGAGATATTAATGTTTCATAAAAATGATGCGCAAGATTATAATTGAAATATTCATTGCACCAATCATTAACCACTTTTTGATGAATTCCTGTACATTGAGAACCATTAACAAAAGATAAAGAACAAGAATTTTCATAAGCTTCCCATAAATATATAGTCCCAAGGTAATTTGTAACAGTTATATGATTTGGAGGAATAAAATCAGTTGTAATGTCAATATCAAATTCTTTTCCTTCTTTAATAAAATATCCTTTTAAATTTAATTTGTTAATTGTAGGATCATTTTTAATTAAAAAGTATTTAAACGATAAATATGTTGTTATTAAATCAATATCCCATTTATATTTAGGGAAAATTTGTTGAGAAGGTATAAATGAAATAGAAGTTCCTATTTTATCTACAGAAGTTTTTTTGCGAATTTCTTCTTCAACAATTTTAAAATCATCCCAAACAAATCTTACATAATGAGTTTTATTCACTGTAATTACAGAAAACCTTTCGGATAATATATTTGTAACAGCAGATCCCACGCCATTAGTACCAATAAGGTTAGATTCTGTATCTGTAAAATTAGAACCTGCGTGTAATTCTTCTAATGCTGTACGAACAACATTCTTTTTAGTTTTAGGATGTTTTTTAGCTGCATTGTGAAATCCTAAACCTTCATCTGTAACTGTTATTTCATTACTATCAAGATTTACTTTAACAGTAATATTTTTCATTTTACCCTTACAACGTTTAGCTTCATCTAAAGCATTTTCTAGTATTTCTACAATAAGATGCATAAATCCTGGAGACCAAGACTTATCCATATACAATAATTTCCCATCAATAACAAGCGGAAGTTTCTCTTCTAAAAGAGAAACTTGAGATACATACATTGTAGGACGCAATCTTACTGCTTCAAACGTATTAAGGGCGATTATTTCTTTAGAATTTTTTTGTTCTATCGCCATAAAGATTTTTATATTATATTGTAATTATATATAAAGGTTTTTAATGATGTAAATGTAAAATTTTTAAATTTTTTCATTTTTTATTTTTTTAATAGGAGTTATATGTTTATTATATTTACTCCAAAACGCACAATTATAACAAAGTTCTTCAGATTTCATTATATTAAGTATTTCTTTTGTTATAAAACCCTTAGGCATAGTATCTTTTTGACAAGTTTTGCAAATCATAGTTATTTAATTTTAATTATGCATTTATCATATATTCTTCAGCTACTTGCCAAAGTACTTTATTAAAATCAATGTTACGAGTTGCATTAGTAATTCCACGTGGTCTTGATCTTCTTCCATTTACAGTATGTCTTTCGAATTCACCTTTAACAAGTCTTTCTTGTACTACATTAAATACAGTCCAAAGATCTTCACTTGCATCTTCACCTCTAAGAGGTTCAACTATTTGTCTTGGATTCATAATAGCAGTTACTTTTTTGGTATCTATTGTTCCATCTGGTTGAACAAATACTCTAGGTTCACGAGCTGCAATAGCCTTTATTACAAATTCTTCTCTTTGATCTTGATTAAGAGTATATTGTTGCATATCACCTATATGCTTACCAATTTTAGTATACTGTTCAGCAACAATAGACATTAACTGTTTAAGTTCATCAATATCAATGCCAACGTGACGAAGTTTAATAGATGTAAACATTCCAGGCATTGCAACTATAAGTCCATTTGTACATACAAGTCTAAAAAGACCCATGTGACCCATGGTAGGAGATCCACCATTATGAGAATTATCGATAACAAACTGAGGCTTAACTTTATCCTTTTTAAGGTTCATGAAACCAAGTTCAGGATTAGTAAACCTTATCATATGACGAGCATAAGGACTGGAACCATTTTGTTTAGCAAAAGTTGGTAACCATCCAGTTTTTTCAAAGGCGACAATTAAATCATCGGTAGGAACGAAAGAATAACGTTCAGAAAGTTTAGGGCTCTCATGTTTTGAGAATGCAGCAGGAACATGATTACGAAGATCTTCAATTGTTTGAACTTTGTAACCAATTGATGTTAAGGAATTGTCAATTTGAATCATTGCGGTATGAATTAAGTTTAAACTTCTATAGTAAATATAATCAATTTTTCTGAGACTAAAAAATATTTTATCAATTATTTTCTAAAATATATAAAATAAAACAAAGTGAGAGCCAAATTTGTATTTGAAAAATTTACAGAAAATTCTGATCCTGTTCATGACATGGGAATTGGAATGTATGGTATGATAAGAAATTGGGTAAAAAAAGATTTTAATTTATCAGATAAAGAACTATATAATATTACAGATGAAACTTTTTTGATAGCATCAACTCTTCGTAATAAACTTGATTTTGTTAAATATTTAATAAAAACTAGAAAAGTTAAAATTCCTGATGGTTTGATATCACAAGCAATAAACAATAAAGCAAATACCGATATAATTTTATATTTAATAACAGCCGGAAATGAAAAATCATTTGATTATGTAAAAAAACGTATGAAAAAATTATGAATATTATAAAAGAATATATTAACGAAAAATTTACTCAAGAATCAGATCCTATTCAAGATTTAGGAATAGGTTTAAAAAATAATCCTAAAATTCTTTTACCGATTGTATGTAAGGAACTTAAAAAATATGGAATTATAGCTGAATGGGAATCATCATACGAGTTTGGTCCAGGACACTATGATATTTATATTGAAGGCAATGATACTGATGAAGATATGGATGTTCAATATTTTTATTCTACTGATGCAGCAGCACATGAAGAAGGATGGAAAGGCGGTTTCAGTTTAGCTAATGATGAAGGAATTAACTTATGTAAAATTTCTCATGATCGAATGATATCTGAAAAAGCTTTAATAAAAAGAAAATTTGGAAATAAATCTAACATTAATAAAGAAATTAAAAAATTAGAAAATCAATTACAAATATTAAAAGAAGTAGAAAAAATAGTATGAGAGCTAAATTTATACTTGAAAAGTTTATAGAAGAATCTGATCCCATAAGAGATATGGGAATTGGTATCGAAACACTGATAAATAATTGGCTTAAAACTTTATCATATATAGATTTACAACATACGTACAATAAACATGGTATGATGGTACAGTGTATAACACACAATAAACCTGAATTTTTTAAATATTTTTTAGAAAAAAGCAATCTTGATTTTCCTACTCTTTATGCTTGGATAAAATATGCAAAAAATAATAAAAAAAAGTAAATATTATAAATGAATATATTGAAAAAAGAAATACAGGTAGTATAAAATATAAAAGATTTAATGATATCTGTACATGATGTAGCAACTTAAACTAAAAAACCTGAATTATTCAGGTTTTTTAATGTAATTAAATTTTAATTTTGAAACATATTCATAATCTGCTCCACTATCAAGCATATTCTCATCCCCTTCTTCATAATACCAATTAACAGTAACTTTATGATTATGTTCTTCTACTGTTTTTGCAATCTCAAATATTTCAACAAATATTCTAGAAGATTTTGTATTAAAATACTCTAAATCAATGTCCATAGTTAAATCCATTGGTTTTTTTTCTACACAATGTTTAAAATATGGTACAAATTCATCAAAGTATTCTTCGGCAGTTGTAGCAATGGAACGTCCCTGTATCAATACAGTTCCTTTCATTTCTTCATAAACAATTTTCGGTAGGGTTTTAGCCTCATTTCCTGGTAGTATCATAAAGGGCATCTTTTATTTTATATATTCTAGATTTTTTATTCTAGATGGCAATGAATACTCATAGCAGTATCTTCTGAATTTTCATAAAAATGTATTTCTTCTAGAGTCACACCACATTTTTCAACGTTATAATTAACTGTTGAGCCCGCAACATCAGGATGAATATTGCAAATATAACAGCCTACAGGTTTAGTACAGTTTGAAATAGTAAATATAAACAAAAAATCCGACAAATAAAAATATTTGACGGATTATTTTAACAGTTTCTTAACAATTATTTAAAAAATTGATCTAATGACCAATGTTTAAGATTTTTTAATCTATAATACTTAAATCCCGGATCTCCTGACATTAATGTATCAAAGTAATTTCTATTCATTTTTTTTATTTCTGCTGCTTCTATAACTATTGGAGTATGCAGCATATAATGATACACTATAAAATATTTGCCTGCAAAATTATCTAAAGATTTAAATGAAATCGCGTTTCTTTTAATATCGAAGCGTTCTCCGTTTACAAGAAAATCGCCATTAACTAAATCATATGATATGCTCCAATATGATTCATTAATAAATTTAGTATAAGGAATATGATTATCTATTAAATATTGTTCAAATAAATTTTCAGCTTCTACGCCCTTATTATATCTGACTTGAAATGTACTAAGATCTAGATTATCCATTATTTTTATATTAATACAAATTTGTACTTATTTCTTGAAGTACCCATGAATTAAATGATTGCGTCGAATTCATTCGTTTTACTTCAAGATCAACAGAAAATACAACGTGCCTTTTATTATTAGTTATATCATAACAAGATTGAAATTTATCTTTTGCGTCAGACATTTTCATTATAAAAAATTATTAAGTAAAGGATGATATATTGATAAATAATCTGCTATGCCTTTTATTTCCCCAAAATTTTTAATAGCTGCTGAACCTTTAGACATAGCTAACACTTTATGTTCTGTTTTTAATTCACTTTTTTCTGTAATATAATCATATCCGTATTTACCTACGAATTTTACTTTTTCCCCAAAATAATTAGAAAGAAGGGTTTCATATAAAGGTTCTAATATTAATCCATTGTTTATATTGTTATAAATGCCGCCTTCATTAATAAAATTGTCAATCATCGATTCATGACAATCTTCAATAAAAACAGGAATAAATTTTTTAATTTTCATCTTTATAAGTTTTAAATTATAATGTAAATATAATAAAAATACTTGATAATATAAAATATTTTATGGATTATTTTTATCAATTTTCATATCAAATTATTCTAAATGTTTTTGTTTCATTTACAGGCCAGAAATATTTTCCATCATTAAATCCTTTATCTCTTGGAAATTTAGGACCATAAAAATTTTCATTTTTTTCGATAAGTCTTGCTCTCATTGCTCTATGGAAATTTTTATCTCCTATCCACCATGGATCTGTATTTTGATGATCAACATCATATTTAATCATTGTATTTTTATATCCTCGTTTAACCCACTCATCAATACAGCAATTGGTGTAGTATTTTAAAGAATTGGTGTAACCTACCCACATTTTAATTGCTGGGTGATTCTGCCACGCTGTTGTTCTTCCTTCAAGAATATTAACAATTTGCATTGCTTCAATTCTTTGTTTTCCCAGACGTTTCATATCAAGTTGTTGAACGCTTCTGATATAGTTAGGATAGGGCAAAAAGGTTTGCATCTTATGAATTATTTTTGTCGATTTTTTTCCTGAGTTCATTCAATGCTAATTCTATTGTATTCGCAACATCTATTAGTTTATTATCATCTGGCTGTTTAACTTTATCTTTTATACAAGTCTCATAGCCTTTTCTATACGATTCTTTTGCGAACTCGAATATTTTCAACATTAATTCTTTTCTTTTATTATAATCGCCTACAAAAGTTTTAAGATTTTCATTATATTTTGTAGAAAAATACAACCAATCTACATTGTAAGTAAAATCATAGTTTACTAAATCAAATTTAATCGTATCGTTACTTACTGAAGTGTTCTCGGGAGAATAGACATGAGCATATGGTTTATCTGAAAATCTATATGTTCTAGAACTTTCAAATTCTACTTTTTCGCCTCCGGGTTTTAGAGCAGATGGAACTCTCCAACCATTTTTATAGTATATAATAGATGTAAGAATTTTTCTTTCTTCAATAACTGCTTCTGCAATAACTTCTACGCGCTCGTTTGCAGCAAAAGAATTTAAAATCCAAATAGGTTTTTTATTAGTAAAACTATAAGTTTTTTTAAACATTACATTTCTGGCAGCTCTTTTGGTAATATCTAACCACCAATTTTTTCCAAGAATTTCAGTAAGCGGGCCACTACCACTTTTCCTATTAACATAAATATTACGTATACTGTGTACACATCTTTCTACCGCTTCGTTATAATAATTTTTCATTTATCGTCAGGTTTTAAATATAACGTTGATGTAATATAATTCCATATTGAAAATACTCCCCAACATACTGCCCATTCAGTTTTTCCTTTTGCAGCGTAATATAACATTATACCAAGGCATGCAAAGGCAAACAACAGCATAACTGTAAATAATAATTTTTTCATAATAATTTAATGTATTTGTTAATTGATTAATTTGACAATGATTTATTTTTCATCATTATTATCTTTTTTAAATATTTTCATTATCATATCTAATGCACATTTACTGCAAAACAAAAGATCTGTTCTATCTATTAATTCTTTAAATCCAAGATTTTCTTTTATTATTATGCCGCATTTACGACATAATACAGCACCCCTACCATTATTAAATTTAAAAATAGGTTTTAACTGTTTTTTAGTTATAGGATCATATTTTAAACGAGACCAAGTCATAATTTTAATTTTTTGCAGATTTCCATGAAATTTTATATTCACTAAAATGTCTCCATTTCGTACTTATTTTGTAACCCTCAGTTTTAAGCTGTTTGACAACTTCATTATAAAGATATATATCGATGTTTGTGTAAAAATTTCCTTTCAGTATCGCCATTTCTATATCTTTCATTACTTTTTCATATTGCGGTGTAATTAAAGATTTTATGGTTTTTACCGTTTTTTTATTTGCTTCTTTTGCTGTCATATATTTTTTATTTAAATATTCCTTTACTTTTTAATATTCCATACAATATAAACCATATTATGTATAATGTAGGAAACCAAAAAACTTTAATTAATAATACTATTTTATCTTTTTTCATAAATACTTTGTACAAATATAATAAAAAAACCCGAAATAAAAAAACTTCGAGTCATATATTTCTGTTAAAAATCTGTTAAAGATTTAAGGTATTTTCTAACTAACATTATTGTTTTGGATCTTTTACTCTTATATCATTACCTTTAACATTACAAACTTTTTTTACATCTTCAATTGTAAATTCAACTAAATTATTATAGCAAGCAAACATATCATCTACTTTTTTAGGTGCATATTCTAATGATGTTAATTGATTGTCACAACAAAAGAAATTATCTGTAACATATTCTGGACATCCTCGTAAAGTAGTTAATGGATTTGAATTAATCCACATAGTACCTTTAACTGTTCTAAATTTAATATATAGCGGTAATTCTACTAATCCTATATTATATAAATTTAAATTACCTTTAACATCTATAGTTAAATTGTTATTTATTGTAAATTTAGCTTCGAGAACAAATGGATCGTGGTATCTACCTACAGAAAATTGTTTTATCCACTTTTCAATAATAGCTCTATTACCAATTCCCATATCTCGTATAGGATCAGATTCATCTGTAAATTTTTCATTGATAATATAGTTTTTTACAAATCTCATCATTTAATTCTGACGTTTATGTTTTATGACTTGTTCTTTATATACTTGTTCAGTTTTATACTGACTATAAATAATTGAAAAAACTTTATAATCCATTCCCCTGTTATAACACGCCGGCTTTAATATATTTCTAAATTGAGGATTAATTTTAAATCTTACAATCATCGGCAATTTTGCTTTAGATATAGATTCCAGACATATGTTATCGTGTTTGATTAATTTAGGATCAATAAGGACTCTACTTAATCCTAGATCATAAATTATGTTTTTAACATAATTGAATAAATCATTTACTTCAGTTTTTGATAAAGGCTTAACATGAGGATGGCTAAACCAAAAATCTATGTATGTATTCCGAATGTATATAGTAAATAATAATTTTTTATTATCATGTTTATCTACTAAATCTACTAAATTTTTATATTGATTAACTGCTCCAATTCCCATGTCAGTTATAGGATCTGATTCATCAGTAAATTTTTCATTTATATATTCTTTAACTAATTGCATTACCATCTTAGCTCATTTTCTTCTCTCCATCTTTGTTCTCCTTCTTCTTGTCGTTCTCTTTCATACTCTTCCTGCCTTGCACGATCTTGTTCTCTATTATATTCCTCTTCTTGACAAACATTACACCAAGTTTCTTTAACGTATTTATCCCCAAATTTATCTAATATTATTTGAGCCCTATTAAGTTTATCTCCAAATAAAACTTCTCCATATTCATCTATTAAACCACCGCATACATCGCAGCGATAAACAATTCCTTTGATTCCTATTTCTAAATCATTGATAGGATCTGATTCATCTTGAAATTTCTCATTAACAAATCTGGCTCGCATGTAATATGTTTAATTTATTTTATATATCTTTTTATCTATATGTTCATTGTTATTTTGAAGAAACTACAAATCATTAATCGTCTCGTTTTCCTTGAGTGTAAATACATACAACTGTTGGAAATCTTAAACTTATTTCTCCTTGTTGATTATGTGATTCTTCGAAATATTTCACTTTGATTTCTTTTCCTATAAGATCTTTTGGGTGATCTTTGTAATATCTTCTTTCGTTTAACGAGAAGCCGCTCCCCACATTTACTTCATAACCTTTATGATCTATTGTAACACTTCTCATGACAGTTTCTGTGACTTCTAGACCATCAACAATGACACGGAATGGGCCAACATCAACTTTCTTTACAATATATTCAGCATCAAAAAACGATTTAACTTTTAATAGATTATTAGAACGTTTTCCTTCATAAGGAATATTTTTACGAAGCATTACGCCTTCCCATCCTTCTTTTTTTCCTTGCGCAATCATTTCAGTTAAAATAGTCCCATCAGTAACTTCAATTTGAGGAAGCATTTCAAGAATATTTTTATTGTATGAATTTGAGTTTAATAAAAATTTAAGATTATTATATCTAATTGATAATAAAGTTTCTCCCTCTTTTTTTATAAAATCTTCTAACGAAATAATATCAAATATAAGAAGTTTGGGGTTTTTAATAGTATGATTTTTACGATTATGTTCTTTTATTATACCCTGGAAATTTTCTTTTCCGTTTTCATCAACAATGCAAACTTCTCCATCGATAACACAATTTTTTAAATTAAGCTGTTTAATTTCATCTTTTAAAACAGTAAGAGTTTCAATTTCATTTCCACTACGACTTAACGTTTTAATATTTCCAACACTATCTATCATAACGATACAGCGAATTCCATCAAGTTTTCTACTTACAAACCATTTTTCTTTTGTAAAATCTATTTTTTTGCTCATTCTTTCATCGTATTTATTTGCAAGAGCAACATCAAATGTAGGAATAAGACCCGGGAATATTCTCTCAATAAGACTTGTAGATATTCTATTCTTAAGATTTCTATCAAAAATAGTATAAATTAAATTTCTATACTGTTCGTTATCTGATATGAAGCCATTAACTTCTTTTATAGCATCATGACCGGTTATTTTTCTTGCGTCAAGCGCATCTAATAGATCAAATAAGTCAGTGTATACAGGGGAAACTGCACAAAGTTTATGATTTTTTTTAAGATTTGATGCTTTTACATAATACTGTTTAAATCCAGTATATGTGTAAAGTAAAACTTTCTTAATAAATTCGTTATTTTTATACTTATTAAGTATGACAACCTTTTCATTTGTGGAATTTGTTGCATTAGATTCATCAATAAACTGTTTAAGGGTTGAAAAATCATTATTCGTATACATATTTTTAAATATTAACGTTATCAAAATATTTTTTAACAGTTTCCATTGTAGGTTCTTTTAAAACTTCATCTGCTAATTCATCTACGTAATCGTAGGCTTCATCATCCCCACACATTATTCCTTCATTATCATTAAATATTTGTTCATTTATAGCATCTACTAATTCTCCTTCCATAGCAGAATCTTCATATGCCTCTTCATCGAATACTTCATCAGGACTATTAAGATCAGCTTGTATTAAAAAATCCTGATAATATTCTCTGATTATATCTTTAACTTCTTCTTTATGAGATTTTAAATACTTTTTAGTCTTTTTCATAATGATATATTTTAATTGTATAGTAAATATAATCAATATTTCTGAGACTAAAAAATATTTTTCAATATATTTCCATTATTATTCTGGAAATTCTATTGTATATTTATGTTCTTTTGACATATGACACATATTATTCTGTAATATTTCGAAATCTATTGTAGGTTTTCCGTAATCTGATTCAGTGTATATTTCAATATCTATAGAACCCATTATTACATCATTAATATAGTATATATGTTCTTTGACGTAATCTTCAAATTCTACTACTTTATCATAAATTATTTCTATATCATCATCACCTAATACAGTATATGTTATTTTAATTTTTGATCTAAAGGGTGTATCGGAAAAAAACTTAAATCCTAATGGAAAATCTCGGAAATATCTATGTTTAGTTTTTGTTAATACTCTATAATTTACAATTCTTATTGGTAAATCTATTTTAAATATGGGTTTTGTTACAACAAATTTACAATCTGGTAATACAATTTTATCAATATTAGGTGCTTTTAATTTTTTTAATAAAATTATAATTATTACTAAGGCTATAACACATAATATAAAATTAACCAACATAATTTAATTATTGTTTTTAGGTTTTCATGTTATTTTGGGTTTAAATCGTTAATTTGTTGTTGTAATTCTTTAATAATTTTTATTAATGATATGTTGTTAAGAAGTATATCTGAGGTTGATATATTTCCTTTTATATTTAAATTATCAGAAGCATCCATTAACAATGAATAACTTTCATAATTTGCAGATGTTATTCCTAATATTGGTCTATTAGTTAATTTGGTATTATAAGTATTCCTACCATCTAAAACAATAAGAGGAATCTGCGAAGAAATGTTATTTCCAGCTATGCCGATAAAATACAAGCCTGCATCGTTTTCATCACTTCCAATTCCTATTATCTCTGGTATAAAACCCTGAGATGTTCCGTTACCCATTGAAAATCCAAAAGAACCATCGCCAATATGAAGAGCTGTTACAATTGTATCCTTTGGTACTGCTAAATCTATTTTATAATTAAATAAAGGATAACGATTTATGCCAATTCTTCCATCTACATAGTATATATCTGTTGTTAAAAATTTATTATTAACAATTAAATTTAAACTTAAATCGAGTTCAGCCCATAAAATACTACCATCTTTATTTTTTATAAGAGTTTGATCTACATCGGAATAAGAATACTTTGGAATAATCTCTTTAAATGCAAACGAAGAATTATCTTGTACTATTTGTTTTAAAAGAATATTATTAATATTATTTCTCATAATTTAATTTCATCTGAAGATTTTTTTCTTCTAGTTTTTTTAATTTTAGAAGGCCAATGTTTTATTATTTCTGAAATGTCCGTACATATTTCATAATCTTCTTTATTTTTAAATTTTTCTAATAATGTAGTTAAAAATGATATTACATATTTATTTTCTACGATTATAATAGCCTTTTTATCAGCATATATAGTGAACGGTTCTTTTTTCTGTTTATTATGACTTATATAATCATACACTTTTTGAGAAAATTTATAAAATTCTTCATTTGTATAAAATTCTGATGTTTGCATAGTAGGATCAAATCCAAATAAAATTCTTTTATCTTCTGTTGAACCAATTGTGATTAATTGAGGAAGATGTGTAAGTTTTTCTACATAATTAGCCGAAGATTCAAGTTCATTAACTATATTGGTTGCTATAACATCTATAGCGTGTTTTATTTCGACTGAAAACTCTTTATAATTTTTATAAAGTATATCATCTACTAATTTCCAAACGGGATTAATTTCAGAATCATGCACAAATAATGCATGAGAATATATAGCAGTATTTGCTAAATCTGAAGCAATTCTATTAAAATCAATTGTATCAAAATTAAACTGATAGCCATATATACACCAGGTATTCAGCACAGTTATAACTCTACAGGTTTTTATTTCAGGAAATTCTGAAAATAATTTAATTAATTCATCTTCACTAAAAGTTAAACCAGTTGGTCTATATTCTTCGATTATACCGTTTGAGTAGAGCAATATCGCCATCTAACTATGTTATTTTTCAAAACGTTTACGCGATGCATCTGTTATAAAAATATATTGTGCTTTTCCTATAAAATCTTCTAATGATTTAGCATTGCAATAACTCATTGCTGATTTTAAATAGTCTTCAAAATTTTCTGTCCATTGTTCTAATGTATATTCAACCAGTTGATATTTTGTTATTCCTTCTGCTGTTACCAGTTGTGCTTTTCCCCAATTTCTTTGTACAGCCTTTGTACTCATTCCTCTATATTTTTTCTTAATAGGAAAACCCCATCTCCATAAAGTTTCAGCTATTTTATTATTTATCTTTATTTTCCAAAGATAATTGAACCCTGCAGATTCTATAGATTTATTAAAAATAGAACCAATCATAACATAATCTGCGCCTAAGGCAAGGGCTTTAATTATATCTGAATAATTTCTCATACCTCCATCGGCAACAATTTTTGTTTTTATATTATAATGTTTTCTTGCTTCATAACATTCAGATATTAATGAACCTAATGGATAATTTATAGATACGTTTGCAGCTGTAGTGCATCCACTATTATGAACGATTACTCCGTTAATATTATATGAATGATTATCTTCTATTTCTAAATCATATATTTTTCCTTCATATAATGATTTCTTAATAGTATTAATTTTTATTAATTTAAATGATTTCATATTATTTATTGATTTATAAAATTTATACAATCTAATATTACTGCTTCTTTATTTTTTAAATATTCAGATTCCCATATTACTTTTATACTATATCCATTTTTTCTAGCTTTATCTAATTTAATTTTTTCATTTTTCCAAATTTCACTTGCTTGTAGTTTTAAAAATGATAAAGGTATATCATAAGCCTTATATAATTCGGGGTTTGCGTGAAATTTATCACCATTAAATTCTATAATTTTTTTATTATCTTTTACTACAAAATCAAAATTTTGATTAGTTTCACACGCAAATTCATGATTTAATTCTCCGAAATATATATGTTCATATTTATCAGCTATTTTTTCATAAATTTTCCAAAATATTTGTTGCGATATTTTTGACCAATTTTGTTTATTAATTTTGTTAAATTCATTCCAAAAAGAAGTTTTGGATAAAGTTTTTTTATATTCTTTGTATTTTTCATTAGCAACTTCTTCACCGTATTTTTGAACCCACGTACTATATACAGATTTTCCTGCCATTGGATTTCTCCCGCCGCTTAATGATTTCGACGCTCGTTTTCTTTTCAATTCTCTTCTTTATCTGCTTCTTCTTTTCCATATTTTTCAAGCCAAACATCATAAACTGTTTTTGCATACATGGGGTTTTTTCGCCAATATATTTGCCTTTATTTTTACCTAGTAAACTTTTATGAAGTTTTAATCTAGTTTCTGGTGTAACTACTCTATTTTTAGTTTTTCACTTTGTTTTTTTCTAGTTTCAACAGATACAGTTTTATGATACATGGGGTTTTTTTCGCCCAATCTACTACAATGCCGACAATAAAATTTTTTATTTATATTTGGCAAGTTTTGTAAAATCGTTTGTTTACCGCATTCATCACATATTACTATAAACGGATTATTAAAAAATTCTTTTCTTAAAATTTCGGTACCATTTTCAGATATTAATATATGTTTATTTTTGTTAATAATTTTATAAGTTATAATTTTTTCATTATTATAAATTATCGTAGGTATAATTTTTTGTTCCATTGTTTTTAATTTATATATTTATATTCATACAAATTATGTATGAATATATATTGATACTAATATTGAACAAGGAGATGTTTATTAATATCTAAATCTTTAGCAGATATCCATTTAGCATACTGTAATAAATTTTCATCATTAACTATATTCTCATATTGTTTTTCTATTACAAAAAATTCATGATTCTGCGTGCATTTTATATCATTAATTTCATAAATTTCTTCATTGATATCATATTCAAATTTGTTTGTTACCTTTTTGTATTCATTTAAATGTGTTAATACTTCATCTCCGATATTAATATTTTTAATATTTTTATTTTCATTTTTTAATTTAATATTTTGTCCTGAAATAAAACACCCAGTCCCTATTGAACATCTAACATAATCTGCTCCTGCTAATCCAAGATTAATAAAAGTATCAGGATTAGCAACATTGCCAACCATTAAGATTATATTTGGGTATTTTTGTTTAATTTCTTTAATAATATCTATAAGTTTATACATATGGCCATTGGCAATATCTATTAGTATATTAGGACAATCATAAAACATTATTGATTTTTTAAATTTTCTTACTAATAGTAAATCATTAGGACAATCATATTTTAATTGATGTTCTATTTCACAAAGTCCAAAAGATTGAAAATATGGTTTATTAATTTGTTCGTTTACGTATATACCTCTTGGCATACAAAAAATTATGCCGTTCTCAGCAAATTTATTATAATTATGTTTAGATACTACAGTATCCATAGGAGAACACATTAATGGCAGTGTATTATAATATAAAATTGAATGTGGAATTTTAAATGGTACATTAGTATCACATTGTTTTCTACTGCTAATTGCGCTCTCTTCTGCTGGAATTAATACAATGTCTTGTAAATCCCATTTTAATTCCTTCATTATTATGTTTTTAAGATATAAATACTCTTAAGGATTTAAGAGTTAACTTATTCTATTTCTGAAGCATCAATATTCTCCAAATCCTTATCCTTATCTGGTATTATATTCTTCAGAATCATTTTAGTTTTTGGTATAGGTTTTTCTATTTCTTTCGGGGTTTCTTTATTAGATTGCTGAATTTGATCTTCACGATTTTCAAATTCTTCTTGCGTAGCAAGTTTCCAATCACTTCCTAATTCTTTTAAATGCTTAATTGTATCTTTAGGTGTAATGTCCATTATTTTTGATGCTCCTGTAATTGGATTTATAAAATAATATCTTTTTTCTCCTTCTGTTTTTTCAATAGGCTTAATTTTTTCAATTTCGGGTTTTTCTTTTTGCGGTACTTTTATAGGTTCTGTTATAGGTTTACCATCTACAGTAACTATTGGTTGTGTGCCTTTAGTCTCTATACCTTTAACTGCAACGCTTTCTCCGTCTGGTTTATCTTTAACCATAACTATAGGTTTGCCGGTTTCTTCACTTTTCTTAAGTACTATTTCTTTACTTCGTTGTGATACACTTCTCCAGTCGTGTTTTTGTAAATCATAAAATGTTGCTACTTTTGGAGATGAATGGCGAATTCCCTTTGGATGTTGAGATTGCGGCACATAATTCATTAAAAGTGTTCCCTTTGCTGGCCTCACCTCACCATCTAATTTAATAAATTCAAAATTTACTATTTTTTTTCTCAATATATTTCTTAATTCTTCAATTGTTACTGGCTCACCATATAACAGGCGCTCTAATAATAATTCTTTATACAAATAATCTACAATAGATTGATCTTCTAAAGATTCACAAATTCTATTTTCAAATAAAATTTCGCCAACAATGCTCTTAATTAAAAATTCTGTCATTCGTTATTTTTATGTTTGCAATTTTCATTATGATATCTAGAAAAATTAGAACTTTTTTTCATTTCTTTATTACAATATGGGCATGTTACTGTGGCGTAATTAATTCCTTTATTCCATACTGGTTTATTTTTTTTGTTTGTATGCAATTTTTGTTTAACTTCTGGACGTTGCATAGTTAATTTTGTGTTAACACTTATTTTATATTTTGTTTCTTCTGACATATTTAATTTAGATTTTCTTATATTTTCGCGGGTTTCTTTAGAACGTTTCTTTCCTTTATTAGATTTTCTACTTTTTTCTCGTGTTTCCTGCGCTACAATATGTCCTTTTAATGATTTTCGCCTTTTTATTTTCGTTTCTTCTGATTGAATCGGCCTATATTTTGCTGAATTTTTCATTTTTTGTTTTGTTTCTTCAGACACACTTTGTTTTACTTGATGGCCTCCTTTAGGACTTATGTTATATCCATTTGGTGCTAATGTGTTATATTCATTAATATATTTTTCTTGAGCATTAAATGCTTCTTGATTTGTATGAAAAGATTCTAGTATTTTACGTTTAAAATTTTGTTTTCCATATTTTTTAATAGCTTTTTGTATGTAAGAGCCTGATCCTAAATAATTATCATTTAAATTATCAGAGCAATGATCCCCTATATATTGTTTTCCATTAACTAAATTTGTAGTTATATAAACTACATTATATTTTTTTTCTTTTGTCATTTAACAACTATTTATTTATATATTCGTTGCTTATTTCCTTAAAATATTTTACATATTTATCTTTAATTACCCATATAATATTATAAGTATGCATAAATTTAGATTCTCTGAATTCATCATTTATAATTTCATCATTTATATCTAAAAAAACATGTAATCCAGCTT